GCGTGCGGCAGTCGGGAACCCTGCACTATGCCGGCCCCGAGGGCACCGCCGGCCTGGTCATTGGCGAGGGCGGCGGCATCCGCTGCCAGGCCAAGACCTACAGCGGCTTGCGCGTGATCCGCACCAGCCTGAGCAACTGGCTGGACGAGGGCAGCATTGGCGTGGTGCTGCGCAACCTCGACGGCTGCCAGGTGGAAATCGTCCGCGTGGAAGGCTTCACCATCGGCGTGCAGGCCCGCAGCGACGGCGTGGGCATCGAGGACACCACGCTGGTGCTGGGGCGCCTGGTCGATAACCGCTATGGCCTCGACGTGCGCTGCAACGAGGCCGGAAGCTGGGCCAACAGCCTGCGCTACATCGGCGGCCACTTCGCCAACAGCTCCGCGACCTGGCCGACCCTGAGCCGCTACGGCGTGCGGTTCTCGGCCGCCCCCGGCGCCTATGACCGGCACAACGCCCATGCCTTCTATGGCACCGGCTTTGAGCTGCAACGCCAGGGCACGCCCGGCACCGTGGAAGCCATCCCCTTCCTCATCGAAGTGGGCGACGCGCGCGGCATCCACGGCACGGACCTGCGCATGGAAGGGTGCAGCCCCTACGTGGCCAAGGTGACGGGCCAGGCGTCGGATTGCTCCTTCTCCGTCAGCTACACCGGAACCTACGGCTGGAAGGGCAACCAGGTGCTTTATGCCGCCGGCGTGAAGCGCAACGGCGTGACGGTTTACCCCCGGCACCTGGCGCAAGGGGCCATCGGCGCCACTCGTCTTTTTGCCGACGCCAGCAACCTGCGCGCCCGCGCCTTCCGCGACAACAGCGTGAGCGCCAGCGGCCAGGGCTACACCGGCGCCATTGGCTTTGAAGGGCTGGCCGTCTTGTCGGGCAACCCGAGCGGCAACCCCACCACCCTCAACACCCGGCTGTTTCCCGCCCTCACCCTGCTGACCCTGACCAGCGACGCGGTGCAGCTCAACAGCGCCCGCGCTGTGTGCTTCGTGGTGGACGTGCGCGAATGCAAGGAGGTGGTCCTAGCCGCCGCCGGCGACATGCTGCGCCTGGTGGTGCAGCAGTACGACGCGGCGGAAAACCTGCTGGGCCAGGAATCGCCCATCACCCTGAGCGGCGCCAACGTGCTGTGGTCCCCCGGCCGCGACGCGGAACAGCATGTGGTGGAAGGGCTGGGAACCTCCGCCTGGTGGGAAATGAACGTGGACCTGGACGAGCCGCTGGTTATCAACTTCGCCGGTGCCCCGGTCGAAACCGTGGCCGGCGTGAACCAGCACCAGCGCATCCGGCTGCACGACAACGCCGCCTTTGCCGCCATCGGCGTGCGCGGCGGGGCGGACGGTGCCGTGCTGCGCGCCCTGCGCCTTTACTGCGCGCCGGTCTATTCGCCGCCGCTGCTGTTCGGCGGCGGCCGGCGCTGGGGCCAGCGCGAGCGCATCGCCACCCTGGACCTGGCGGCCTTCACCGTCCCGGTTTCCGGCGCCGTGGGCTTCACCGTCAGCCTGCCCGGCGTGCGGCATGGCGACCTGGTGCAAGCCAGCTTCACGCAAACCACCGGCTACAACGGCAACAGCGGCACCATCACCACCACCGCCAGCGTGTCCGCCCCCGACGCCGTGGCGGTGCGCATGGAGAACCACCACAGCGCAGACGTGAGCTTTGCCGCCGGCACCCTCTACGTGCAGGCCACCAAGCTGCGCCTCTAGCACCATGACGCCCTGGCGCCGTGGCGCCAGGGCTTGCCCCACCCCGCCCCCGCGTGGCACCGTGGCGCCGCGATACCACAGCACCACGGAGGCACGACGCCATGGCGTCCAAACATCCCGACCGTCTCGCCGGCCTGCGCAAGATGGCGCCCGACGCCACGGCGCCGAAGCCGGCCGCTGCCCCTGCCCCTGCGCCCGCGCCCAGCGCCCCGGCGCGCGAGCGCGGCGAACCCGTCAACGTGCGGATGCCGGCCGAGCTGCGCGCCCGCCTGGCGGCCGAGTCCGCCCGCCGCACCGCCGAGGCCGGCCGCACCGTCACCGTGCAGGCCGTCATCCTCGACGTGCTGGGGAAGGCCCTCCCCCATGGCTAAGGTCATCGCCCTGGTGGGCAGCAAGGGCGGCAGCGGCAAGAGCAGCACGGCGCACCTGATCGCGCACGGCGCCGGCTCCCTGCCCCGCCCCATCAACGCCGTGGTGCTGACCACCGACCCCGAGGAAGAACCCCGCGACGATCCGCGCCGCTACCTGGTGCGCGACGCCCGCACCCCGGCCCTGCTGCTGGCCGAGCTGGAGCATTGGCTAGCGCAGGACCGCATCCTGGTGCTGGTGGACGGCGCCGCCGCCCGGCCCGACCTCGACGCGGTGGTGCAGGACGTGGCCGACATGGCGCTGCTGCCCTACAAGCCGGCGGCGCAGGACGCCGAGCGCGCCGTGCTGAACCTGGAGCGCCTGGCCAAAGCCGTGGCGCTGCCGACCGCCTGGCCGCGCCACCCCGGCACCGCCCGCCGCGTGCGCCGCTGGCTGGAGATGGTCCCCGAGAAGCGCCGCATGGCCCCCTTCCCGGCCCTCTCCAAGCTCGACGGGCTGTTGTCGGCCGAGGGCTACCAGGCCGCCGCCTACGACCTGGCGGCGCCGGCGCGCGGCCTGGTGCTGGAAGTGCTGGCCCGCGCCGGGATCGACCCCGCCGAGCTGGAGGAACCGAGGGCATGAGCGAGGACACCGCCGCCCGCGTGGTGCCGCTCTATCCCGGCGGCCCCGAGCTGTACGTGCCGCCCGGCTGGACCAACGCGCAGGAAGGCGAGCTGCTGGCCAAGCTGCGCGCCCGCCTGGTGGACAGTCCCGCCCCGCAGGAGAGGCCCGGCGCATGACCCAAGACACCGCCGCCGCCGAGCGGTCCGCCCATGTCACGCGCGGCGACCCGGCCGACGAGCTGGGCGACGCGCGCCCCTGGTTCTCGGTGCTGATCCGCGACGCGGCCGGCACCGTGGTGCGCCGCTTCCACTTCCGCGCCGAGGATGCCACCGGCTGGCAAGCCGAGCTGGCGCCAGGCTTCCACGACTGGCCGCCGCCGCCGAAGAAGCCGCGCCAAGCGTGACGCCTTGGCGCCGTGGCGCCACGGCGCCTTGACACCACGACGCCAGGACCGGCAGAGTCCTGGCGCCATGACCCACACCACCGACCCCGCGCCGCTCCACCTGGTTGCCTGCGTCTCGCAGAAGGTGGACCGGCCCGCCCCCGCCGCGCAGCTCTACCGGAGCGACTGGTTCAACAAGGCCCGCGCCTATGTTGAGGCCCGCCGCGTGCCCTGGCTGATCCTCTCGGCCGAGCATGGCTTGCTCGACCCCGGCCAGGTGGTCGCGCCCTACGACCGCACCTTGCTGGACATGACCCGCGCCGAGCGCGCCGCCTGGGCGGCCATGGTGCGCCAGCAGCTCACCGACCGGCTGGGCGCCCCCTGCCCGCTCACCTTCCTGGCCGGCCGTCTGTACCGCGACGGCGTGACGAGCTGGGCGACGCACGCGGCCGTGCCCATGGCTGGCCTGGGCATCGGCTCGCAAAAGGGCTGGCTGGCCGCCCGCCTGCGCGAGCTGGTGGCATGAGCAACCCGAGCCACCACCAGGGCGGTGCGGCGCTGCCCTGGCTGCTGCACCTGGCCGGCCTGGCGCTGGGCGGCTGGGCGCTCTCCACCGCCGCCGCCCGCCTCAACCTGGCGCTGGCCTGGCTCTCCCGCCTGCTGGGCTAGCGCCGCCATGGCGCCGTGGCGCTACGATGCCACGGCCGCCCCCCTCTTGGCCTGCCACGCGGCCCGCAAGCTCGCCTGCATCCGTTCCGCGACCGCCGCCAGGCTGGCTTGCGCCGCCCGCTGCACCGCGACCGACACCGGCGGCACCGTCTCTTGGATAAATCTAGATCTGGTTTCCCGGCCAGCTTGTCCGCCGGTGGAAATCCGGCGCGGACGCGGCGCGAAGGGCCGCCCCTCCGTCAGCTCGTAGGCGTTGCTGGTTTGCTCGACCCGCCAGCCGGCGCGCACCAGGCGGCGTTGCCAGGCGACCAGGCCGAGCGCCGCCAAGCGGGCCAGCGCCCGCCGCACCGTGCGCGCCGAGCAGGCGGCATCGCCGGCGACGGTTTCGTGCGACGGATCAAGCTGGCCCTCGACGCCGAGCCGGCGCAGCAGCGCGCGGCCAATCTCGACATGCAGCGCGGTGATGTGGCCGGCGCGCCGGGCCGCTTCCAGGCGGGCGCCCCACAGGCGGCGCGCCGCACGGCACAGCTTGCGACGCCGGCCGGTTCCGAAGATCGACCCGGCCAACCAGCGCCGGGCAAGGTGGTGGTGCATTCTGCTGACCTCTCAAGCGAGGCCCGCACGAACCCGTGAAGGAGACAGCCAGCAGGCCGAGCGCCGCCGTGGCAAGGCGGGGCTTGCGCGAATCGCAGGAGGGGGGCAGGATCGGCGGCGAGTAGTGCACCTTTCCGGCCTTCCCCTCTCGGGTTGTCCGCTGGCGGCTCGCTTCCCGTGGCTGGGATGCGGGCCGTTTTCAGTTTTGGGGGGTGGGCTAGAATCGACTCCGAGTTGTGGGACTAGGGAACCTGCCCCGAAACCTAGCGGATTGCCAAGCCCCTGTGCGCGCGAAGCACACGGGCAACCCTTGTTAGCGCCCTGGTTGTGGCGCGGCCTGGTGCGGGCAGTCCGCCCGCACGCAGGCGCCCGAGGGCGGGCAGCCGCAGCCCTGCACCACCGGCCCGACCCAGCGCCGGCCCTCAAACCCGGCCGGCGTCAGCGGCAGGCGTTCCCGCCGCACCGGCGGCGCCAGGTGCAAGGCGGCCTCGATGCGCGCCAGGCGGGCTTCCAGATCGGCGTTCATGCCGGCGCCCCTTCCGCCGCCAGGCGCGTGGCGAAGGCGCGCGCGGCGGCCTTCTCCGTGCGCACCAGGTAGTGGTCCGCCAGGATGCGCAGCACGCTGCCCGGCGCGTGGCCGGTGATGGCGGCAATCCCCAGCGCATCCACCCCGGCTTCATGCAGGCGCGTCACCGCCGTGTGGCGCAGCTCCATGAAGCGCAGGCCGGCGCATTCCGGCAGCGCCGCCGCCGCCGCCGCGCGCACTTCCGCGAACTTGTGCCGGAAGGTGCTTTCCGCCCATGGCTGGCCGGTCAGCTCGCAGACCAGCAGGTGCGACACCGAGCGCACCGCGCCGGGCTGGGCGGCATCCTCGCGCAGCCGCGCGACGAGCTGCGGCACCGTGCCGACCGGCAGCGCCACCAGGCGCCCGCGCTTGCCCTGGCGCAGCCGCAGCGCGCCGTCCTCCACCGACCACGGCGCCAGCGCCAACACGTCGCCTTCGCGCTGCCCCAGCCAGGCGTTCAGCAGGATGGCCGTTCCCATGCTGCGCAGGCCGGCGGCATCGGCCGCCGCCACCATGGCCGCCACGGCTTCCGCGCTCCAGAGCTGCGGCTCGCGCTGGCGCTCCCGGCCGATGCCCGGCCGGGCGGCGGCGTTGTCCGACACCAGGCCGAGCCGGCGGCCGGCCTCCAGCAGCAGCCGCAGCACCGCCACGGCCGCCGCCGCCTTGGCCGGGGTTTCCTCGACCACCCACCGGCCGCCGGCGGCGCGCACGCGGCGGCGGCCGAGCTGGGCGGCATGGAAGGCTTGCACATCGGGCGGCGTGAGGGAGCGGGCCGGCCGCGCGCCCGCCCACGCCACGATGGCCGCCAGGTGCGCCGCGTAGTCGCGTTGCGTGCGCGGCGCCAGCTCGCGCCACCAGCGCGACCGCTGATAGGCGGCGACCAGCGCCGCGACCGTGCCGGCCTTGGGCGCGCGCGGCTTGGCCGCGCCCGCGTCCTGCGCCGCGCGCCAGGCATCCAGCTCGCGGTTGATCGCTTCGGCGGCGGCGGCGGCCTGGTGCGCCTCGCGCAGCGGCGCGCCGCCGGCATCCACCAGGCGCCGCGCCTGCCAGCCGGCGGCGCGCAGCGCCGTGGAGGGCTGCCAGTAGAACCGGGGGCCATCCGCGCCGGGCCGCTCGACCAGGTGCCGCACCGTCAGTTTCGCCATGTTCTCGCCTCCACCACATGGCGCCGTGGCGCCGCGCTATCGCGACGCCGTGGCGCCACAGCACCATGGCGCCAACAATGCCGCAGGGCAACCGAATTGTGCAGTTTATGCACAGTCCGCGGCGCCAAAAAATGTGGGAAACAAACCACCTAGGCAACATCCGGCGCCGGATCGGGCGGAATTTCCGGCGGCGCGATTCGCTCCCCGAAGGCCAGCCAGGCGGCGGCCTCGGCCGCATTCATCCGTCGCAGCAGCAGCCAATGGCGCCAGAGCTGGCCCGGCGCGTCGATCTCATCCGGCGGCAACAAGAGCTGGAAGGTGTGCTGCACCCCGAGCGTGCGCGCCAAAGTTTCCAGCCGCTGTAAGGTCACGGGCGCAATTCCCATCTCCCACCGCTGCACGGCCGAGTGCGACACCCCCTCTCGTTCGGCTACCTCGACCAGCGACAGGCCGGCCCGCTGGCGCCAGGCGCGCAGGTGATTCGGCGCCGATGGCGGCACCTCCATGCGCGGTTTCGGCATTGCGAAAAAATCCCCCATTTTCGTGCTCGCGCGGAGCCTGCACCGGGCCGCCCTTGCGCGCGAAGCACAGGGCAGAGGGGCGTTTGCGGCATGGTCTGCGAAAATTTCCTGCCGAAACTTCGATGTTTTGCGCCTCACGCACATTTGCTTGACACGCACAAAAACGTGTGCGGGAAAGGCGCTTATGACGCTCGACCAATGGTTGACAGACCGGCCCAAGCTGACGCTCGCCGCCTTTGGCCGAGTCGTCGGCGGCGTGGACCACTCCACCGTGTCGCGCTGGCGCCGCAAGCGCCTGGTGCCGAGCTGGCGGCAGATGGTCGCCATCTACTTTGCGACCGATGGCGCGGTGACGCCCAACGACTGGCTGGACGAGCCGCAAGCCGCGCTGCACCCGACGCGCGACCCACGCCAACCGGCCTTGCTGGTGGCCTGACATGCTGGTGCGCGACCAGGCCGCCACCACGGCGCAACCCCTGCACCTGGGCGGCGACCTCACCGCCCTGGCCATGCTCACCTTCGGCGCCGATGGCCGGCTGCGCGACTTCACCGCGCAGCGCGGCCCGCTGCACCTGGAGACGCCGGCCGAGGAACACGCCGCGCTGCTGGTGCAGGCCATCGCCGCCAAGTACCGCCGCACCCCCGACCTGGCCGAGCTGATCCGCCGCGCCCGCCAGGCCCTCGACCTGCTGGAGCGCCTAGCCGAGATGGAAGCCATCCACGGCCCCGAGGCCGCCCGCGCCATCGCCGCCAAGCAGGGCGCCGCATGACCCTTCCGGCCGACTGCATGACCGCCCTGCACGAACGCGCGGCGCATCGCGCCCTCGCCCGCGCCGCCTCCAACCTGCGCGACGCGCTCGACCGCCTCGACCGCGCCGCCCTGGCCACCACCGGCGACCGGCGCGACCGGATGAACGAGGCGGCCAAGAACGCGGGCATGGTGGGCGAGGCGGTGGAAGCGATCCGCCAGGGCCTCGAAAGGCCCGCCGCGCGATGACCGCCCCGCCCCGCCGCTACGCCACCAGCGTGCCGCAGATTGCCGAGCTGCTGGCGGCGCAAATCGAAACCCTCTGCGCCGAGCTGCTGCCGGCCGGCAAGAAGGACGGCGCGGAGTGGCGCGTGGGGTCCGTCGCCGGCGAGCCGGGCCAATCCATGGCGGTGCATCTGCGCGGCGCCCGGCGCGGCGTGTGGAAGGACTTTAGCAGCGCCGACCCCCGGCACCGGGGCGACGCCCTCGACCTGGTGGCCGCCTGCCTGTTCAGCGGCAACAAGTCGGACGCGATCCGCTGGGCGCGCGGCTGGCTGGGACTGGCGCAGGACTACGACCACAACGCCATGGCGACGCAGCGCCCGGCGCCGGTGCGCAAGATCGAAAGCGAGCGCGACGAGGACGGCAAGCGCGTGGCCGCCAAGCGCCTCTGGCTGGAGGCGTCGGAGACGATCAAGGGCACCCCGGCGGCCGACTACCTGGCCGGGCGCGGCATCGAGCTGGGCGAGCTGGGCCGCGTGCCGCGCGCGCTGCGCTTCCATCCCGCCGTGATCTGCGCCGAGCTGTCATGCAGCCGCACCGGCGAGCGCATCCGCCTGCCGGCCATGCTCGCCGCCATCACCGACGCCAGCGGCCAGCACATCGCCACGCATCGCACCTACCTGGCGCAGCACGGCGGCGTGTGGGGCAAGGCGCGGCTGAACAGCGCCAAGAAGGTGCTGGGCGGCTACGTCGGGGGCAGCATCCGCCTATGGCGCGGCGCCAGCGGCAAGAGCCTGGCCGACGCGCCGGAAACCGACGCGGTGGCCATCGCGGAGGGCATCGAAGATGCGCTGACCATCGCCCTGGCCTGCCCGGAGTGGCGCGTGCTGGCGGCTGTCAGCGTCAGCAACTTTTCCAACATCGACCTACCGCCGCAGCTCCGCGACGTGTGGTTGATCTGCGACCGCGAGAAGAACGAGCGCGGGCGCGTGCAGGCCGGCGATGCGCGCGAGCGCGCCGTGCGCCGCTGGCAATCCGAAGGGCGCCGCGTGCGCGAGGCGACCCCGCCGCCTGGCTTCGCGGACTTCAACGACTGGTGGCAGGCGAAGCGCCGCCAAGGGACCGCAGCACAGTGAGCCAAGACATTTCCGAAATCCGTTCCGCGCTGCGCGGGGCGGACGAGCGCGGCGGCGGACAGAAAGGCGAGCTGCCGCCCGACTGCCCGGTGCGGGCGCTCGGCGTGGACGGCGAAACCTGCTGGTACCTCGACGCCCTGGGCCAGCTCCGGCCGCTGGCGCCGCGCGATCACTCCCGCAACGGCTTTGCCCGCCTGTTCACCCCGCGCAACGCCTACCTGCAAAAGACCTGGCCGCGCATGGACAAGGACGGGAACATAACCGGCTATCGGCCGGAAGCCGTCACCGATGCGCTGATGGAAGCCTGCGGCGTGCGCGGCGTGTGGTCGCCTTATGCCAAGGTGCGCGGGCGCGGCGCCTGGCGCACCGAGGACGGCGGCCTGGTGCTGCACCTGGGCGAACAGCTCTGGCAGAACGGCGCCCTGTTGCGGCCCGGCGAGCGCGAGGGCCACGTTTACCCCGTCCTGCCGCGCCGCCCCCGGCCCCATGAGGATGCGCAGCCAGGCGGCGCCGCCGGCCCCGCCGGCGAGCTGCTGGCCCTGCTGCGCACCTGGCGGTGGGAGCGGCCGGAAATCGACCCGCTGCTAATGCTGGGCTGGCTCTGCGCGGCGCAGCTCGGCGGCGCGCTGCACTGGCGCCCGGCCGCCTGGCTGACCGGCGACCGGGGCACCGGCAAGTCCACGCTGCAAGAGCTGGTCAAGCTGTCCCTGGTGGACGGCGAGGGCATTGTCTGCACCAGCGACGCCACGGCCGCGTCCATCCGCCAGCACCTCCAGCATGATTCGCTCCCCGTCGCCTTGGACGAGGCCGAGGCCGAGGAAGATAACCGCCGCATGGAAGCCATGCTGGCCCTGTCCCGCCAGGCCAGCAGCGGCGGCACCGTGCTGCGCGGCGGCCAGGATCACAGCGGCCATTCCTTCCTGGCGCGCTTCCCGATCCTCTACAGCTCAATTCTCATTCCGCCACTGCGGCCGGCCGACCTCTCCCGCATCGCGGTGCTGAACCTGCAACCGCTGGCCAAGACCGGCGCCAAGCCGCCAGCCCTGCGGCCCGACGCCTGCCGCCTGCTGGGCCGCCGCCTGCTGCGGCGCATGGCCGACGCCTGGCCGGGATGGGACGACCGGCTGGACGCTTGGCGGCAAGCCCTGCTGGCGCGCGGCTACGACAGCCGAGGCGCCGACGAATACGGCACGATGCTGGCGGCGGCGGACATTGCCCTGCACGACCACGCCCCCGACGCCGACAGCCTGGCCGAGATTTGCGACGAGCTGGCCAGCAGCAGCAGCCACGAGCGCGCCGAGGAATTGCCGGATTGGGCGCATTGCCTGCGCCACCTGGCCACCAGCACGCCCCCCAGCGGCATGGTGAAGGGCGGCAAGGTGGCGCCCCTCGCCACCTGGCTGGCCATCGCCGCCAACCGCGAAGTGCTGCGCCAGGAGGACCAGCCCGGCGAGATGCGGCGCCCCAACGCCGGCGAGCGCGGCGAGGCGCAAGACGTGCTGGCCGCCTGCGGCCTGCGCTTCATGCCGGCGCTGGGTGCGGATGGCAAAGCGGTGCTGGACAAGGCCGGCGAATGGGAAGGCGCGCTGGCCGTGGCGCATTCGCACGCGCAGCTCCAGGCCATCTTCCAGGGCACGCATTGGGCTGGCCGCAGCGGCGCCGCCGGCGTGTGGCGCCAGAGCCTCGGCCGCGTGCCCGGCGCGATGAAGGGCGCCCCCTGCAATTTCCGGGGCCTCAAGCAGCGCACCACGCTGGTGCCCGTGGCCACCGCGCTGGCTGCCGGCCCGGCCGACTGATCCCCGACCCGAAGCCAGGAGCATTCCCGCGTGACTGCCTCTCCCCATCGGGCTAAGGTGCTGCCGGCGCCGATCCCCGACCCAAGGCCGCAAGGCAAACACCGGCGCCGGCCTAGGACCAGCCTTCCAGCCCCTAGGAAAGCCTTCCAGGGTTTCGAGCGTTTCCAACCGGAACACGCTGGAACTTCGCGGAACGGTTCACTTGTTCCGGCTAACCCACGGAAAACACAGGCGGAATTGCCGACCGGAACGGTCGGAACGGTCGCGCGCGCGTATAGTGCGCGAAGGCTGGCCACCGGCCGCCGCCAGGCTCTCGGCATACATGCGCGCGAGGATTTCTGTTCCGGCTGGGCGCCTTTCCCTTTCGGTTCAAGGGGTTGTTCGGAACAGTATTCCTATATAACCGTTCCGGCATATAGAAACCTCTTTGTTTCCAGAGGCTTGCGCGGAACGCTCGCCGGAACGGTTTGCCGCGGTCATCGGGCGAAGCGTTCCGGCAGCGCCGGCAAGGGTTTCTGCCAGTGACCGCCGGCGAGGACGACGCGCCGCCGTCAGCGGGCGCCCTCAAGATGCGCCGGCACCGCGCCCGCAAGGCGACGGCGCGCCAGGCCACCGCCGAGCTGGCGGCGGGCGAGGCCGCGCCGGTGCAGGAAGCCTTGCCGCTGGCGCCGGCCGGCGAGCTGGAGCCGATGGCGCCGCCGCCCGCGCCGGCCGGCGGCCGGCCGGTGGGCGCGACGGACCGCAAGGCGGCAGACTGGCGCGCCTACATGCTGGCCCGCTACCGCAGCCCGCTGGTGGTGCTGGCCGAGACCTACAGCCGGCCGGTGGCCGAGCTGGCGCGCGAGCTGGATTGCAAGCGGTCGGAAGCCTTCGCCATGCAGCTCCGCGCCGCCAGCGAGGCCGCCGCCTACCTGCACAGCAAGGCGCCGCAGGCGGTGCAGCTCGACGGCGTGGCCGTGGCGCCGGTGGCCATCGGCGTGACGGCCGGCATTGCGGCCAGGCTGGGCATGACGGCGCGGCCGGTGGTCGAAGTCGTGGAAAATCAGGACGATAGCGGCAGCGAAGGCGGGGCAGTCTGATGCGCCGCAGTCTGACAGCCTGCACAAACGCCAGCCATTCCAAGGGCTTGCGCGAGGCCCGGCCGCTGATCGCGCATCAGTGGCTCGCCGGCCCGGCCGCCTACCCTCGCGCGGGCGATGGCGCGCGCGGCGGCGGGCGCGAGGGCGCGCCGGCGGCGGGCGCGCGCGCGACCCCCCGGCACCCCCCCACCCCCCCACCCCCCGCGCCCGTGCGCGCCTTCCTTCCCCCGTACCCGCACGGAGCCTTTCGGCTTTCGGCGCGACCGGCCGAGCGGGGGCACGGGGTCAAGGGCCGCCGGGGCGAGGGTCCGGGTTCGGGAAGCGTGCGCGGCGCGAACAAGGCTGGCCACGGCGAGGGTGGGGGCAGGGCATGAGCGCGACCGCCTGGGAGCCGCCCGGACCCATTAGCCAAGCCTTCCTGGAGACGGACGACGACCTGGCCTTGCTGATGGGGCCGGTGGGCAGCGGCAAGACCACCGTGGGCCTGATGCGCGGCGTGGTGCGCTCGTACTTCCAGCGCCCCGGCGCGGACGGCATCCGCCGCGCCAAGTTCGGCGTGGTGCGCCGGCTCCAAAAGGATCTGGAAAAGACCACGATGCAGAGCTGGTTGCGCTGGTTCCCCAAGACGATGGGCACCTGGCGCGGCGCGGCCGGCGATCCCGCCACCCACACCCTGACGCTGCGCCATCCCGGCGACGGCGGCCTAGTGGAGCTGCGCACCGAGTTCATGGCGCTGGGCGATCTGCGGATTGAGGAAGCCTTGCGCGGATGGGAAGGCACGTTCGCCTACGTGGACGAGGCCGACATCATGGCCCCCAACGCGCTGACCTTCCTGCGCTCGCGCTGCGGCCGCTACCCGAGCAAGGCGGAATTGGGCTGGGCCGGCGTGTGGGGCACCTGCAACGCCCCCGAGGTGGACAGCTACGTGGTGGCCGACTTCATCGAAGAACCGAAGCCGGGCCACAGTTTCTTCCGGCAGCCGGGCGGCCTGGAGCCGGGCGCCGAGAACCTAGCCAACCTGCCGGGCGACTATTACCAGCGCCTCCGCACGCTGATGCCGACGCACGACGCGCGCCGCTTCGTGGACAACAAGCCCGGCATTGGCCGCGACGGCGAGGCGGTCTATCCCGAGTTCAACGATGCGGTGCATTTCAGCGCCACGCCGCTGGCGCTGCTGGAAGGCCGCCCCGTCATCGTCGGCATGGACGCCGGCGGCACGCCCGCCGCTGGCATCTGGCAGCGCGGCGCGGATGGCCAGTGGCGCAAGCTGCGCGAGCTGACGACGCACGCCAAGGACCAAGGCAGCATCACCGGCCCGCACCGCTTTGGCGAGATGCTCCGCGACCTACTGCGCGAGCTGCTGACCGACGCGCGCGGCCAGGTGCGGCACCTGGCGGTGCGCGGCCTGGCCGATCCCAGCGCGGCGTTCGGCGCCGACACCGCGAACGGCGAAAGCTCCTGGATTGATACCGTCGCGCGCGTCGCGGAAATCCCCGTGATCGCGGCGCCGACCAACGACCCGACGCCACGGCGCGAAGCCTACCGCCTGCCGATGGGCCGGCTGATCGACGGCGCCAAGCCCGGCCTGCTGATCGACCCTTCCTGCAAGTTCACGCGCGTGGCGCTCATGCGCGATTACAAGTTTCCGATGATCCGCAGCCCGCACGGAATGCGGCGCGCGGACTCGCCGGCGAAGAATTGGGCCAGCCACATGATTGAGGCGGACCAATACGCGCTGCTGGACGGGCACGCCTGGCACGAAGTCACGGCGCGCCAGCAGCAGGCGCAGAGCGCGCGGCAATACACCGCGCAAACCGACTTCAACCCCTACCGATGAAAGCCACCATGGAAAACCAGCACCGGAAAATCACCGGCTACCGCGAGCTGTCCGCCGAAGAAATAGCGCTGATGAACGAGGTAAAGGCGCTGGGCGCCAAGGTGGGCGAGCTGCACGCGCGCATCGCCGCGCTGCCCGGCATCGACGGCCGCGCCGCCGCCATCGGCAAGACCGAGCTGCAAACCGGCTTCATGTGGCTGACGCGCGCCATTGCGCAGCCGACCAGCTTCTAACCCGAGGGAATCACCTTATGCCCGCAGTCATCATTAAGGGGCCGGCCGGCTCCGGGAAAACGCGGAACGCCACAGCCCTGGCGCGTCACTACCGCAAGGCGCGAGTGGTGGACGAGTGGCGGCAGGGCGATCCGCTCCCAAGCGACGCCCTGGTGCTGACGGCCGAGGACGTGCCCGGCGCCATCAACATCAACGCGGCATTGAAAGCGGCAGGCTTGAAGAGGACCGCATGACCTTGACCCTCAAGCCCGACGCCGCGCCCGAGGCGCCCGCGCCGCAGAACCACGCCACGCCAATGGCCGAGGCCCGCCGCCTGGTGGACCAGATCGAGCGCGGCGAGTTGCAGGACGATGGCGCGCAGCCCGTCACCGCGCGCCTGGCGCCCCGCTTCGCGGACTACCTGGCGCAGCGCGCCGAGGCGCACGGCGAGACGCCGGAAGCGCACCTGGCCACTATCCTGCGGCAGTTCCGGCAGACCGACCCCTGGCGGATCACCGACAGCCGGCCGCAGGCGATGGGCCAGCAGGCCGGCAGCGGGCGGCGCTGACGATGCGCGCGGCGGCGATGCACCCGGAAGCCGTCTGGTTCGTGGCGTTCCTGCCGCGCCACAGCCTGACCGGCTGCGCCTGGTGGGCGCGATTCCTGCATCCCAGCTTCCGGCACGTCCTCGCCTGCCGCGCGCTCGACCTGGAAACCACGCTGCTGGTGAACCACACCGGCCGCCACCTGGTCGTGGAGATCGAGGACCGCAGCGCCGGCCACGTCCTGCGCGAGCTGCTGGCGGAAGGCGCCTCCGTGCTGGCGGTGGAATGCCCCGCCACGCCCGGCGGCGCCCTGCTGCGCGGCCCGATGACGTGCGTTGAAGTCGTGAAGGCCGCCCTTGGCCTGCGCGCGCCCTGGACCCTCACCCCCCGGCAGCTTGCCCGCCGCCTGCGCCGCGCCGGCGCCGCGCCGGTGCTGCCGATCACCCCCGAGCCAATCAGGAGCTAGCCCCGCATGGGTGGGATTTTCTCAAGCAAGGGCGCCAGCACGGCGCCGAGCGCCGCGCAGTTGAAGGCACAGGCCGACCAGGAAGCCGCCGTGGCGGCGCAGGAGCAGCAGAGCCAGGCGCAGGCGCAGGCCGATGCGGCGGCCCGCCGCGTGCGCGGCACCGCCAGCACCGGCCGCGCGCTGCTGCTGGACGACGAGCTGGGCATCGCCGGCAGCAATACCACCCTGGCCAAGAAGCTGGGCGGCTGACGATGGCGCATCTCTCCCCCGAGGCCCTGGTGAAGCGGGCCGAGAAGGCGGGCGCCAAGCGCGACGCCTTCGCGCAGCTCATGCAGGATTGCCACGCCTATGCGCTGCCCGAGCGCGATAGCTGGCAGGGCTACGGCTACGGCCAGGATCGGCACGTGAAGGTGTACGACAGCACCGCCGTGGTGAGCGCCGCGCGCTTCGCCAACCGGCTGCAATCGGCGCTGTTCCCGCCGCAGCAACGATGGGCCAAGCTCGCCCTGCCGCCCGAGCTGGAGGGCGAGGACGACGCGCTGCCGGTCATGGCGGCGCTGGAGCGCGCCGAGGCCCGGCTTTTCGCGCATATCCACGCGAGCAACTTCGACGTGAGCGTAAACGAGTGGGCGCAGGAGATGGCGGCCGGCACCGCCTGCCTGCTGATCGAGAACGGCCGCACCGGCACCAAGCGCACGCGCGCGCCGCTGCTGCGCTTCACCGCCGTGCCGGCCGGCCTGGTGGCCTTCGATGAAGGCCCCTTTGGCGTGGTCGAAGGCGTGTTCTACACGCAGAAGATGCCGGCCCGCCTGGTGGCGCGCACCTACCCCGACGCCACCAACCTGCCCGCCGAGATCACCGAGGCCGCCGCGCGCGACGACGCGCAGGACGTGGAGCTGCTACAGGCGACCTACTACGACGCGGAGGACGATGTTTTCCGCTTCGACGTGCTGCACAAGGCGAGCAAGGCCCGCCTGGTGGAGCGGCAATATCGCACCATGCCATGGGTGGTGACGCGCTGGACCAAGGCGCCCGGCGAGACGCACGGGCGCGGCCCGCTCACGCAAGCCCTGCCCGACATTCGCACCGTCAACAAGCTGGTAGAGCTGATGCTGAAATCGGCCAGCCTGGCGGTGGGCGGGGTTTACACCGTGCTGGACGATGGCGTGCTGAACCCGGCGAACGTGCGCATTGTGCCGGGCGCCATGATCCCGGTGCGCAGCAACGCGACCGGCGGCGCCGGCCCGAGCCTCAAGCCGCTGGAGTTCAGCGGCAATTTCCAGCTCAACGCCGAGCTGCAACAGCAGATGCAGACCCGCATCCGACAAGTCATGTTCGACAATCCGCTGCCGCCGGAAGTCGAAGTTGGGCTGACGGCAACCGAAGTCATCGAGCGGGTGCGGCGCTTCCAGGCCGATACCGGCGCCTTTGGCCGCCTGCACGTCGATGCGGTGCAGCCGGTTGTCCTGCGCTGCATCGACATTCTGGACGAGGCCGGCGAGCTGGCGGACGCCGACCTGGCCGACCTGCTGGACCTGCTGCGGCAGGACACCATCCGCGTGCAGGCCAAGGGCGCGCTGGCCGCCGCGCAGGACCAGGCGGACGTTCAGGCCGTCATGCAGTTGGTGACGGGCACCGCCAGCCTGGGCGAGTTCGGCTTGCAGCTCTTGGCCAATGCGCTGGACACCGAGCGCACGGCGCGGTTCCTCACCAAGCGGCTGGGCATCCCGGCCGAGATCGTGCCGACCGATGCCGAGTTGAAGGCGCGCAAGGACGCGCAGGCGAAGCAGCAGCAGGCCGCGCAGATCATGCAATCGCCCGTCGCGGCGCAGCTCGCCGGCGCGGCCGGCCGAGCGATGGCCGACCAGGCGGCGCCAGCGGAGGCGGCGGCATGATTCGCCTGGTGCAAGGCATGATCCTGGCCGCCGGCGCGCTGGTGGCCGCCGGCGTGCTGATCGCCGCCGGCAAGCTGCTGGGGGTGCTGGCATGACCCGCGCCCGCACCCTGGACGCCATGGGCCTGTTCATCGAGCTGCGCCGCCAGGTGGAGAAGGCCGGCGGCGCGAGCGCCTATGCCCGCAAGCATGGCTTGTCGGTGTCCTACCTGCACGACGTTCTCGGCGCGATCACCGCGCCCGGCCCGCTGATCCTCGACGCCATGGGGCTGCGCAAGGTGGTGCGCTACGTGAAAGCACGGAAGCCGAAGCCGGCGGAACCCCTGCGCCGCAAGGGGGCCGCATGACCGCGCGCCCCTGGAACGTGTTTGACGCACCGCCCGAGGCCGGCCGCGAGGCGGCCGAGCAGCGCCGCACCCGCGCCGCCGACACCGCCGCCGCGCTGGGGCCGCGCGCCGCCGGCTTCCTGCGCGACCGCCTGGCCGCCGAGGGGCCGAGCTACCGCCCCGGCGACAGTTTCGACCTGGCCGCCTGGCGCGAGGGCCGCAAGGCGGCGCTGGCCGAGCTGCTGGCCGAGTTGACCGAAGCCCACACCCCTGGAGCCTGACGCATGTTCATCCGTTCCCTGATCCCCGCCGCCCTGCGCGCCCCCGACGAGGGCGGCGCCGGCGGCGGCACCGCCGACCCCGCCGCCGACCCCGCCGCCGATCCGGCGGCGACCGCGGACTCTGGCCAGGCGGACGACGCCGGCGACGGCGGCCTGTTCGACCTGGCCGACGCGGCCGACCCGGCGCCCGACGCGGACGGCAAGCCGCAGCGCCCAGCCTGGCTGGGCGAAAAGTTCTGGGACGCCGAGAAGGGCGCGCCGAAGGTGGAGGACCTGGCGCGCGCCAACACCGAGCTGCGCACGCTGATCGCCAAGGGCCAGCAGAAGCCGCCGGCCAACGCGGACGGCTACACCGTGCCGACCGTGGAGGGCGTGGCCGACCCGCTGGCGGCGCTGGGCGGCAAGGACGATCCGCTCTGGCAGCAGGTACGCACCGCCGCGCACGGCGCCGGCGTGAGCCAGGCGCAGATGGCGGCCATCCTGGGGCCGGTGCTGGCGGCGGCGGCGACCCGCCAGGCGGCGGCCGGCGACCAGCAGCCGGCGGACCCCGAGGCCGCCGCCCTGGCGATGCAGGAGGCGCGCCGCGCCGAGCTGGCCAAGCTGGGGCCGAACGCCACGCAGCTTGTGCGGCAGACCGGCGCCTGGCTCGCCGGGCTGGAGGCCAAAGGCATGTTCACCGCCGGCGAGATCGCGGCGGCCAAGAGCATGGCCACGGCCGAGGGCGTGCGCTTCCTGGCCAAGCTGCGCAGCCTCACCGGCGAGCAGGCCATCCCGGTGGACAGCTTCGCCGCCGATGGCGCCATGACGCAGGCCGACGCCGAACGGATGATGACGGAGGGCTTTGCCAAGAAGGACATGGCCATGGTCGCCAAGGGCCGCGCCGCGCTGGAGAAGATGGAGCGCGCCGGCGCCCTGCGCTGATGTGCGCAATACGCACATAAATCGGTCGCAAACAGTAGTTTGCGGCTTGCAATGAGCTTGACGCGCACATTTCCGTGAGCGCATTTTGCCCGACGGCAACCGGCGGCGCGGGGCACCTTCCGTTCCCCTCCTCCCCATGGCGGCAAAGCACCCTGCCCCGCCGGTTGCCGCCCACTCCCCCCGTGGCGCTGGGGGGCGCGGCGGCGCCGGCGACCGGGCGCAAGTGACCGCCCCGAGGCTGGGCCACCGGCACACGCCGCCCCCACCAAGCCGAGGCCAACCGGACACGAACAGACGCAATTCCTGTTCGGAGACGGGCTTATGTCCACCGGGCTTTCCGCAGTTCAGAACGCCGAATTTAACAGCCAGGTGAAGGCGGCTTATCAGACCGCCGGCAACCTCACCGGCCTGTGCCGGATCAAGACCGGCGTGGTCGGCGCCAGTCACGAGTTCCGCCGCGCCCAGCGCGGCATGGCCACGCGCCGCGTGCCGCAGACCAACGTTGTGCCGATGGGCACCGGCTACGGGAAGGCCACCGCCTACCTGACCGACTGGAACGCGGCCGAATACACCGACGTTTTCGACCAGGCCAAGACGAGCGTGGAAGAACGCGGCGTGGTGGCCGAGAACATTGCCGGCGCCATCGGCCGCCGCCGCGATCAGCTCAAGCTCGACGCGCTCGACGCGGCGAACCCCTCGCCCACCATCGGCGTGAACATCGGCGGCACCAACACCGGCCTCAACTTCGCCAAGCTGCTGGCCGCTTTCGAGCTGATGAACCGGCGCGCCATCCCGCTGGACAAGCGCATTCTGGTCATCTCGGCGCGGCAGCAGACCGACCTTCTGGGCGTGGAGCAGTTCACCAGCGGCGACTACGTGCAGAAGCTCGCCATCACGGACGGCAAGCTGCCGCCGCTGCTGGGCTTCAAGCCGGTTATCATCGAGGACCGCGACGAAGGCGGCCTGGCTGTCAGCAGCCAGGTGCGGACGTGCTTCGCCTACGACATGGACGCGCTGGGCGAGGCCGTGGGCATGGAGCCGCGCACCGAGGTCAACTACATCCCCGAGAAGACAAGCTGGCTCGCCAATGGCCTGTTCAGCGCCGGCGCCGTGGTCATCGACCCGGCCGGCGTCATCGAGCTGGCCTGCTACGAGTCCTGACGCCGGCCCCTCGCGGGGCGGGCGCCGCCTGCCCCGCTCCCTCTCCATTCGACGCGCAGGGAGCGCAGTAACCATGGCATTCGCACTCGCCGGCTTCTCCAGCGGCGGCGCCAACTCCAAGCCCGGCGTGGCGCCCGGCCTGTTCACCTACAAGACCGCCGACGCGCTGACCGCCGTGCGCGCCGCCGGCTACTTCAACACGGTGCGCGACCAGCTCAACGTTGGCGACCGCATCTATGTCGCGGTGGTGGACGGCACCGGCGCCCTGACCGCCGCCGGCGACCTGATCGTGAACCAGCGCACCAGCACCACGGTGGACACCACCGACGCCACGGCGCTGACCACCACCGACACCGACTAAGGGCAGGGCAGCGCCGTGAAGCTGGAAGCCAACCTGGCCGCGCTCAATGCGGCGCTGACCTTCACCCCCGGCGAAGGGCCGTTCAACCTGGCGCTGGGCGGCACCTTCGTGGCCACCGTGGTGGCGGAAAAGAGCCTGGACGCCGGCGCCACCTGGCTGCCGGTCATGGCCGACGCCTACGGCACGGCGGCGAGCTACACCGCGCCGGGCGTGCTGCTGGCCGAGGAAGCCGAGGCCGGCGCCACCTGGCGCCTGCGCGTGTCCGCCTACACCAGCGGCACGGTTGCCGCGCGCGCCAGCCGATGAGCCGCCGCGCCGCGCTGCGGCCGTCCCTGCGCGGCGCCGGGCGCGACCTGGCCGCCGGCGGCGCGCGCCCCCGCGCGCTGCGCAGCGAGGCCGGCCGCAGCTTCACCCGCGCGTCGGGCGCCCTGGCGCAAACCGCAGATGGCGGATGGCAGGAAGTCGGCGCCAACGTGGAGCGCATCGCCTACGACCCGGCAACCCTCGCTCCGCTGGGCCTGCTGCTGGAGCCGCAGCGCACCAATGCGGTGCGCAACCCGCGCGCCGAAGGCATCGTGACGGGCACCGTGGGGCCGGGCGGCGGTACCGGCACCACCAACATGCCCGCCAACTGGTGGCTGCCGAACCATACCAGCGGCCTTGCGTTGGACATTTCGCCGGTCAGCTACGCCGGAATGGCCGGCGTGCGGCTGCGCTACTATGGCACCGTGACGGGCAGCAGCGGCACCGCCGAAACGGTGGAGTTTGAGCAGCGGTCCGCCATCCCCTGCACCGCCGGGCAGAAGCGGGCGCATTCCTTCTTCTACCGCTTGGCGGCGGGAACCTTCCCGGCCGGCGTCAGCTTCAACACCCGCACCATCGCGGGCAACAACAACCCCGGCTTCTCGCTCGTCACCAACACGTCGGAGCCACAGACCACCCCCGACGCCACGCTGCGCCGGGCCGAGCGCTCCATCACCATGAACGCCGCGCTCACCACCAACCCCACCGTGGTGCATGGCGCCCACATGACGGGATGGACCACGGGCACGGTGCTGGACTTCACCGTGGATCTGTTCAGCCCGCAGTCGGAGCCGGACGCCGAGTTCTGCACCTCGCCCATCCTGCCGCCGGCTGGCTCGCCGGCCGCCAGCACGCGCGCCGAGGACAACTTGCAACTCCCGCTCGCCGCGCTCGCCGGCCTGCCGCCCGTGTTCACCCTGCTGGTGCGCTGGCGCGACCTGGCGACCAGCCAGCCCACCGCCAACCTGGGCGTGCTGGCGCTGACGGACGGCACCAGCAACAACCGGATTATGGCCTTCCAGGCGGCCGGGGCGGACACCATCGCCGCCGTGGTGCGCAAGGCCGGCGTCGGCGCCGGCCCGGTCAGCGTCGGCCCGGTCAAGCGTGATGGAAGCTGGAACAGCTACGCGCTGACCCGGCGGGCGGATGGCATCGCGCACAGCCTGAACGGCGGCGCCGCGCGCGCCGTGGCCGTCGCCTGCCCCGAGCTGGCGGCGCTCACCGATGGCCTGCGCGCCCTCTCCCGCGCTCCCGGCGCGGAACCCTACCCCAGCCAGATGGCCGTTGCGACGATCTACCCGCGCCCCATGGCAGACGCGGCCCTGCAAGCCCTCACCGCTGGAGCCTGAGCATGTCGGAGTCCGCCGCCTTCTACGATTATGCCTGGTACGGCAGCCCTGACGATGTGACCGCCTATGTGGCCGGCCGGCCCAACGTGGTGCTGTCCGAACCGCTCGACGGGCTGCTGTATTTCACCATCCGCAGCACCGTGCCCCTGGAGCTGCCCGCCGGCCTGCTGCCCATCGGTCCGAATCTCTCGGCCCGCCTGCTGGGCTTGTGGCAGGGCGCCGCCGGCGACGTGCCCAGCATGGTGACGCGCTTTCAGGCGCGCGAGGCGTTGCGCCAGATGCCCGGCGCGACCGAGGGCCGCAGCCTGTTTGACGAGGTGGACGACTACGCCCGCACCACCGGCGGCACCGTCCTGGCGGCCTGGAACGAGGCCCTGCACTTCTACCGCGACAGCCCGCTCATCCTGGCGCTGGCCGCCATCTTCCTGCCCGACAGCGGCGCCGAGACGAGCGCGCAGCGTGTCGATGCCCTGTTTCGCCTGGCGGCCACGATTTCCGCCTGAGCGCCCCGCCATCCCGACAAGGAACCCCCCATGCAGCGCCTTCCCGCCATCCTCCGCGAGCCGTCCACCTGGCGCGGCCTGGGCCTGGCCCTGAGCCTGGCCGGCATCACCGCCGGCCCCATCCTCACCGACGCGGTGGGAACCGCCGTCATCGCCGGCCTGGCCGCCTGGGAAGTCATCCGCAAGGAGCTGCGCCAGTGACCGGCCAGCGCATCAGCACGGCGACCGTGGCCGGCCCCGCCCGCCCCCCGGCGGACCCGGAGCTGGCCATTCCGCCGCTGCCGCCGGTGACGTTGGACGACGCGCTGGCGCGCGCCGGCCTGCGGCCCGTGGCGGCCGACCCCATCACCGTGAGCGGCATCCCGGTGCTGGCCGTGGGCGACACCGAGGCCGCCGGCGCCACCATCGCCGCCAGCCACCCCCGGAGCTGGCGCAACAAGAACCCCGGCAACCTGCGCACCATCCCCGGCACGCAGGAGTGGAACGGCTGCATTGCCGAGGACACCGCCAAGGGCGGCCCCTTCGCCATCTTCGGCAGCCGCGTCATGGGCTGGCGCGCGCTGTGCGTCTGCCTGCTGACCTACCGCAACAAGTACGGGCTGCGCAGCGTGCGCGCGATCCTGACGCGCTACGCGCCCGACATGGAGAACGACACCGCCAGCTACGTGGACCATGTGGCCAAGCGGCTGGGCGTCTCCCCGCTCGACCCCATCGACGTGACCGACCCTTACGTGATGCGTGAGCTGTTGCTCGCCATCGCGGCGCATGAGGGCGGCCAGGCGTGCCCGGCCTGGCCGGACGCCGAGCTGGTGGAAGGCATGAAGCTGGCCGGGCTGCGCGGCCCCGGATGACCCCCGCCCCGGCTGGCACCACGGAGGCGCGCTTGCGAGTCCTGGAACGCGACCAGGCGGTGCATGAAGCCGTCTGCGCCGAACGCTACAAGGGGATCACCTTGCGGCTGAACATCGTCATGGCCGCCCTGCTGCTGCTGCTGGGCGCCGCCGCCTCCGGCAACCCCGTGGTGGCCGCCCTGCGCGCCGTCATGGGAGGCGAAACGCCATGACCGCTGCCGCCGTGGTGCTGTGCAACCAGGCCCTCCGCCTGCTGGGGGACGCCGCCATTGCGTCCTTCGACGATGGCACCGACCTGGCCGCGACCTGTTCGACCCTCTACCCCGACACCGTGCGCGGGCTGCTGCAAAGCTACCCGTGGCGCTGGACGCTGGCCAAGGTGCGCCTGGCGCGCCTGGCCGACCGGCCGGTGAACGAGTGGACCTATCAGCACGCCTTGCCGCCCGACCGCCTGGTGCTGCGGCAGTTGTTCCCCGGCGACGCGGAACACCTGCCGCCGGTGGCCGACTATGAGATTTTTGGCGACAACGTGCTGACCGACTGCCCGGACGTGTGGGCGGACTACCAGCGCGAGACGGACCCGGAAACCTGGCCGCCGGCCTTCCGGCTGCTGATGCGCTACGCCCTGGCGGCCGAGCTGGCGGTGCCCGTCACCAGCTCGACCAGCGCGGCGGACTACTGGCGCGGGCAAGCCTACGGCACGCCGGGCGAGGCCCGCAGCGGCGGCCAGATGCGCGTCTGCCGCCAGCTCGACAGCCAGCAGCAGCCGCCGCAGCGCATCGAGGATTTCCCCCTGATCCGCGCCCGCTTCGGAGGCTGACGCATGGCCGGCGCCCTGCAACTGCAATCGTCCTTCACCGCCGGCGAGCTGGACCCCGGCCTGGCCGGGCGCATCGACGTGACCAAGTATTACGCCGGCGCCGAGCTGCTGCGGAACGTGCTGGTGCGCCCGCAAGGCGGCGTGCGCCGGCGGCCGGGCATGGCGCACCTGACCGAGTTGCCCGATGGCCTCGACGGCGTGCGCCTGGTGCCCTTCGCCTTCAACACCGAGCAGACCTATTGCCTGGCGCTGACCGCCGGCATGTTCCGCGTGTGGCTGGCCAACGGCACGCTGGTGCATGAGCAGGCCGGTTGCCCCTGGAATGCGACCCAGGCCAGCCAGATGAACTATGCGCAGAGCGCCGACACCCTGCTGCTGTTCCATCCCGATGTGCCGCCGCAGCGCATCCGGCGCGGCAACTCGCACGACGCATGGACGCGCGACGCCATGCCCTACGCCAACTTGCCGACGCACGATTATGGCGCGGTGACGCCGGCCGGCACGATCACCCCGAGCGCGACCAGCGGCACCGTGACGCTGACCGCCAGCCAGGCGACCTTCACCGCCGATCATGTCGGCTGGCAGCTCGCCGGCAACCAGGGCCGCGCCCGCATCACCGCCGTGGCCAGCGCGACCAGCGCCACGGCGGACGTGCTGGTGGCGCAATTCAAGAACACCGACGCCTTTGCGGACTGGAGCCTGGAAGAACCCGTGATGAACGCCGCGCGCGGCTGGCCCGAATGCGGCACCTTCCACGCCGGCCGCCTCTGGCTGGGCGGCTTCCGCGCCCGCCCGGCCACCCTGATGGCCAGCGTGGTGGCCGACTTCTGGAACTTCGACCAGGGCACCGGCCTGGACGACCAGGCGATGTATTGGACCATCGGCACCGACCAGGTGAACGCGATTCACCAGATGATTTCCGGCCGCACGCTGCAAATCCTCACCAGCGGTTCGGAGCATGTCATCGCGACCGAGCCGCCCATCACGCCAACCAACATCTACGTGGGCGAGCAGACCCGGCGCGGCATCAAGCGGTGGTGCCGCGTGTGCGAGGTGGACGGCGCCAGCCTGTTCATTCAGGCCGGCGGCGCCGCGCTGCGCCAGTTTCTCTATGACAACGTGGAGGACGCCTATCGCAGCGATCTGCTTTCCCTGCTGGCGGCGCATCTCATCAAAGACCCGGTGGACATGGCCGCCCGCAAGGGACAGACCACCGACGACGCCGACCATGTGCTGCTGGTGAACCCGGACGGCACCATCTCGGTGCTGACCACGCTGCGGGCGCAGGAGGTGGCCGCCTTCTCCCGCTGGGAAACCGCCGGCCAGGTGCGCGCCGTGGCGGCGCTGCTGTCCGGGGAAGTGTTCTTCGCGACCGTGCGCGGCGGCAGCCTGCGCGTGGAGCTGTGGGACGAAGCCCGCTTGCTCGATAGCGGCGCCCTTGTCACCGGCACCGACCTGACGAGCATCAGCGGCCTGGCGCATTGCGACGGGCTGACGCTGCGCCGGCTGCTGGACGGCGCCGACAACGGCATCGGCCTGGTGACGAACGGCACCCTGGCGCTGCCGCTGCCGGCCGCCCGCGCGGAAGTCGGGCTGGACGTGCCGCTGGCCGTCACGCCGATGCCGGCCGAACCGCGCCACGCTTCCGGCGCGCTGATCGGCCGCAAGTGCCGCCTGGTGAACGCCACGGCGCGCGTGCGCGACACCGGCAGCTTTGCCATGCGCGGGCAACCCGTGCTGACCCGCACCCTGGGGCTGGCGCCGGCGCCGACGCTGGGCAGCGCCCCGCCGGTGCAGACCACGGACGTGACCGTGCGCGGACTGATCGGCTGGCAGGAGCGCCACAGCCTGCCCATCACGCAGGACGTGGCCGCGCCCTTTGAGCTGCTGGCCCTCTCCATCAACCTAGGATTCGCCGCATGACCGGAGTTGTGGAGGTCCTGGCCGTGGCCGGCAGCGCCATGGCCGCCGCCTCGCCCTATGTCGCCGCTGCCGCCGCCGTCGCCGGCGCCGGCCTCACCTACGCGCAGAGCGAGCGCCAGGCGCAGGCGATGAAGGACCAGGCGAAACAGCAGGACTTCGCCGCGCAACAGGCCGCGCTGGCGGGCCGCAGCCAGGCGAACGGCATCAACGCCGCGCTGCGCGCCACCCTGGCCAGCCAGCGCGCCCGCTACGCCGCTGCCGGCGTGACACTGGAGGGCACCCCCGACACCGTGGCCGCCGCCAGCGCCGCCGAGGCCGAGCGGCAAACCGCCCTGGCCCGAGGCAACGCGACGATTGCCGCCGAGCAGCGCCGCATCCAGGGCACCAGCCTGCTGGACGAGGCCGGCCGCACCAGCGCCGCCGGCACCGTCAACCTGGGCCTCTCCCTGTTCGGCACGATGGACCGCAGCCTGGCGCGCACGCCGGGCACCGTCACCACCGGCAACAGCGGCAGCAACGCCAGCCGCACCCGCACCGCCGCCCAACAGGCGGACTATGCGCTGGGGCCGCTCTACTGATGGCCCGCATCCCGACCCTTTCGGCCGCCAGCGGCGGCGGCATCCTCCCCGGCGTGCCGGCGATGCCGCGCAGCATCCCCGGCGGCAACGCGGTGGGCGGCCTGGCTGCCCGCATCGAGGCGCTGACAGCGCAAAAGCAGAACCAGGCGGACCAGATCGCGGCGGACGCGGCCACCACCGCCGGCGACCAGGCCGGCGACGCCAGCCCCGGCGCGCAGATGGAGGGCGGCGGCAGCCTCTACCGCGCCGCCTTCAACCGCGCCGCGACGGACAGCAGCCTGCGCCGTTTGCAGATCACCGCGCGCGACCAGCTCGACCAGCTCGCCCGCGAGCATGAGGCCGACCCGGAGGGATTCGCGCAGAAGGCCGCCGCCTACCGCGACGGGCTGGCCGGCGGCCTGCCCGAGACGATGCGCACCGCCTGGCTGCGCGGCTTCGACACGCAGGCGCAACCCTTCGTCAACCAGGCGCGCGACCGGCTGGAGCGGCGCACGGCGGACGAGGCCCTGGCCAGCTTCAACGAGCTGCTGCCGCGCCGCACCGCCGCGCTGGAGCGCCTGGCCGGCCAGGCGGCGCGCGGCGACCAGGCCGCCGCCCGCGCGCTGGAGCAGGAACAAACCGGCCTGGTGCTGGACCTGGCGCGGCTTGGCCCGCGTTCCGAGTTCACTTTGGCCGGCCGCCACTTCCCCGCCGACCCCAGCCGCACCGGCGCCCGCAGCGTGGCGCAGCTCACCGAGATGCTGGCCGACAGCGAGGCCCGCCGCACTGACGCGGCGACGCTGGCCGCCTGGCGCGCCGCCGGATCTTCAGAGGCGTGGATTGACGGCTGGACGCGGCAGCGCACCGGCGCGGCGCCGGCCGGCGGCCAGGCCCTCGCCTCGCCCGAGCGCCTGGCCGCCCGCCTGCCCGAGAGCTGGCGCGGCATCGTCGCGCAGGCGGCCGAGGACAACCGCCTGCCGCCCGCCATGTTCGCCGCCCTCATCGGCCTGGAGAGCGGCGGCAAGGCCGGCGCGGTCAGCGCCGCCGGCGCCGTGGGACCGGCGCAGATCATGGCCGCCACGGCGCGCGATCCCGGCTACGGCGTGCCGCCGCTGCCCGAGGCGGCGCGCACCGACCCGGCGCAGGCGATCCCCTGGGCGGCCAAGTACCTGGCGGCGCTGCGCGACCACTTCGGCGGCGACATGGCCAAGGCCCTGGCCGCCTACAACGGCGGCGCCAAGCGCGTGGAGAACGGCGAGCCGCTACCCGAGGAAACCCGCAACTACGTGGCCACCCTGCTGCCGGCGACGGCGGCCGGTGCCGCGCCGGCGGACATGCCGCTGGCCGAGGTGCGCCGCGTGGAACGGCTGCTGCGCAGCGAGCTGGCGGCCGACGAGCGCGCCATCCGCGAGCGCCAGCAGCAGGCCCGCACCGAGCTGGAACCGCTGATGCGGGAAAATGCCGCGGCCATCGCGGAGCAGGGCCGGCCGGTGCATTCGATCACCGACGCGCAGCTTTCCGCCGCCGGCCTCAAGCCCGACGCCATCGCCCGCTATCGCGCGGCCGAGCGCGCCGGCCAGTACGGCTTCCAGGCGCAGGAGGAATTGCGCGGCGCCGACACCCCCGAGAAGGTGCAGGCCATCGCGGAACGCTTCGCGCCGGGCGGCGAGATGTTCGCGGCGGACCCGGCGCTGGCCGCGCGCATCCTCGACCGCGCCCGCGCGCGCGGCGTGGCGGTGCGCGGCGCCAGCCTGGCGCAAGACCTGGCCGACCGCACCGCCGAGGCGAGCGCGACCGGCGAGGCGCGGCCGATCACCCGCCAGGAAGGCGCCGCCGCCGGCCTCACCCCGGAGGAAACCGACAAGGCCAACCGCGAGCTGGCGAAGGCGGCCGAGCTGGGCCGCATCACGCGCGAGGGGCTGACGCAAAGCCCGGCCGACCGCACCGCCACCCGTGCCCGCCTGGCCATCGAAGGCGACCAGGCGAGCGAGAACGCCGCCCGCCTGCAAGCCTACGAACGCGCCTGGCGCGTGCAGGACGAGCAGCGCGAGAAAGACCCCGCCGGCCTGGTGGTGACGGGCAGCAAGCCGGCGCAAGCCCTGGTGCAGCGCATCGCCGGCGGCGAGCTGGACGCCCTGCCGCAGTTGGTGGACCTGCTGACGGCCGAGCAAACCCGCATGGGCATCCCGCCGGCGCAGCAAAAGCAGCTCCCCGCCGCGCTGGCCGACGCCCTCACGCAGCAGGTGTTGCGCGGCGCGACCGCCGGCGACCGCGTGACCGCCACGCGCGCCCTGCTGGACCGCATCCCCGAGGGCGCGGCGCGCCGCCAGGTGCTCGACGCCATGGGCGGCGCCGGCCTCCCCGAAGGCGTGCGCATCGCCGCCGGCGCCGCGCCGCGCATCGGCATGGCCCGCGCCATCCGCCTGGCCGACGAGCTGGACACGCAGGCCAAGCAACTGAACGTCACCCCGCAACTGCGCAAGGAGGCCGACACCACGGCCGGCGCCATCTTCGACGGCGAAGCCGGCTGGTTCGGCGGGGACGACGGGCTGGGCACCCTGCGCGCGGCGCAGTACCAGGCGACCGGCCAGGCCGCCTTCCTACGCGCCGGGCAGGACGCCCGCGAGCGCCTGGTGCGCGTGGCGCTGGTGCGCGGCGCCGGCGCCGGCGGCAGCCCCAGCACGGCGGACGTGCGCGGCGCCTATGCCGACTTGTTCGGCGGCGTGCGGATCATCAACCGCCCCGGCGACGGCGTGTTGGTGGCCGCCCCCACCGGCACCGACGCCGACGCCCTGGTGCGCGGCCTGGCGGCGCTGCGGGACCGCGAGCTGGCGCGCGTCATTCCCGGCGACACCCCGGCCGCGCAGCAGGCCCGCCAGGCGGCGGCGCGCGGCATGTGGGTGGACGCCGGCGCGGGCTTCGCCTTCTACCCGGCCAACACCGGCGCGCCGCTGGCCGCCGCCGATGGCCGCGCCCTGATCGTCACCGCCGAGCAGGCCACGGAAGCCAGCGCCACGGCGCCGGGGCGCCATGACGCCACGGCGCCAGGACAGCCGCACAACTGGGCGCAGCGACAACAGCACCGCTTCCGCGAGCGCCTGGCGGACGAAACCCGCCGCATGACCGAGGGCGCCGGCCATGAGTGACGAAACCGCCTGGTTCACGCCCGAGGCGCCGCGCTTCGGCGCCGACGCCACCAGCCTGGCCGAAGGGCTGGCCGAGAGCAGCCGGCCCGGCTTCGGCGCCTACCTGGGCGCGCAGTTCCAGGAAGGCGCCTGGGGCACCATCGCCGGCCAGGTGCGCGCCAACAGCCGGCTGCACCAGGCGGAAGTCTGGGCGCCGCAAGCCGAGCTGGCGCCGCTCGACCGCACCGCCTGGCAGGATTCCGCCTATGCGCGGCCCGGCCTCGACTGGCGCGAGGGCATGACGATTGCCGCCGCCCGCGCGCAGGCGGAAATCTACGACGAGAACCAGGCCCGCCGCAGCCTGATTGCCTCGCGCGGCGCCGGGCTGGCCGAGGGCGCCGCCGGGCTGGTGGCCGGAATCGCCGGCGGCCTGGCCACCCCGGAAAACTTCATCCCCTTTGCCGGCCCGGCGATGCAGGCGGCCCGCGCGCAACGCGCCTGGGCTGGGCTGCGGATCATGGCCGAGGGCGCCGAAGCCTGGACCGCCGGCACGCTGCGCCAGCGCCTCGCCGCCGGCGCCGCGCTGGGCGCGCTCGACGCGACCGGCGGCAACCTGGTGGCCATGCCCTTCACCGTCGCCGGCCGGGAGGGCTTTGGCGACGAAGTGACCTGGGCCGACATGGTGCAGGATTTGGCCTTCGGCGCCGCCGGCGGCGCGCTGCTGGGCGGCACCCTGGGCGCGGCGCTTGGCAGGCCCGCCAGGGCGCCCGCCGCCCCGTCCGCCCCCACCCTAGCGCCCGGCGCGGCCGAGGCCCCCAGCGCCCCGCCGGGCGCGCCGCTGGCCCCCGCCCCGCACGCGCAGGCCGACGACGCGCTGCGCGCCCTGGTGCAGACCGCCGACCAGGTGGCCAGCGGCCTGGACGTGAACCTGGCCATGGCGCCGCCCGAGGTGCGCGCCGCGCTGGAGGCGGCGCAACGCGAGCTGGCCGAGCTGCGCGCCGCCGCCGGGCCGACGATCACCGGCGACGGCGTGGCCGACCGTGCCGCCGCCCGCGTGGGCCAGGCCGCCGGCGCCGCCGCGCCGGGCGCGGAGTGGCGCGCTTCGACCCCCGCCGGCATGGAGGTGGCCGGCCGGTATGAGGTGGTCGAAGCGGCCGATCTCATCACCAGCCACACCGCCGACTTTCAGACCAACCCCGCCTTCGCGGCCGAGCTGCAACCGCGCGAGCGCGGGCGCGAGGAAGCCCAAGCCCAGGTGGCCAACATCGCCGCCCGCCTGCGCCCCGAGGAAATCGAGGCATCGCCGCTGACCACCACCGGCGCCCCCATCGTGGGACCGGACGGCCTGGTGGAAAGCGGCAACGGCCGCAGCATGGCGGTGCGCCAAGCCTATGCCCAAGGGCTGCCGACCGCCGAGGCATACCGCGCGTACCTGGTGCGCCAGGGCTTCACCGACGCGGCCCACATGCAGGCCCCCGTCCTGATCCGCCGCCGCACCACCGAGCTGGACGCGGCCGGCCGCCGGCGCTTCACGGCCGAGAGCAACGCCGACACCGTGGCGCGCATGACCGCCGGCGAGCAGGCCCGCGTGGACGCCGGCCGGCTGACTTCGGCCGAGCTGCTGACCCTGCAACCCGGCGCGCTCGACAGCGCCACCAACGGCGCCTTCATCCGCGCCTTTGTGCAGGCCCTTCCCGACAGCGAGCGCGGCGCCATCAGCAGCGGCGGCGAGCTGACCCCGGACGGCCTGGTGCGCGTGCAGCGCGCCTTGGCCGCCCGCGCCTATGGCGACGCCGCCTTGATCCGCCGCATGTCCGAGAGTCGCGACGGCGCCGCCGAGACGCTGGGCAAGGCCCTGCTGGACGCGGCGCCGGCGCTGGCCCGGCTGCGCGCGATGATCGAGGCCGGCCAGGTGCGCCCCGAGCTGGACAGCCTCCCCGCCCTGGTGCGCGCGGTGCAGCGCATCCAGGCGGCGCGGGACGCCAACCTGCCGCTGCGCTCCGTGCTCGACCAGCTCGACATGTTCGACGGCGGCGCCGGCCCGGCGGAACGCGCCTGGCTGCAACTGCTGTTGCGGCATCCCGTGCGCGAGGAGGTGGGCGGCGTGGGGCGCCAGGTCCTCGCCGCCCGGCTGGAAGCCTACGCCAAGGCGGCGGCCGAGGCGCCGAACGACGGCGACATGTTCGGCGGCCCGCCGCCCGGCCTGGGCGACGTGCTGCGCGTGGCCTTTCGCGAGGCCGGCCTAGACGCGCCGGCCGAGCTGCGCGGCCTGACCGCCGACCTGGCCCGGCCGCCCGAGCTGATCCCCGAGCCGCCGCCGCCCGGCGAGGGCGGCCCGCGCCAGGCCGACCCGGTGGCCGCCGCCGCCGAGCGGCTGGGCTTCGACATCGACGCCCGCGCCGCCGAGCTGGAGGCCGCCCGGCTGATCGAGCGCGGCGAGCTGCCGCCCGAGCTGGTGCAGCAGATCGAGGACGCCGCCGAGCTGGCGGCGACGATGGAGAAGGCGCCCGAGATTTTCGAGGCCGCCGCCGCCTGCGCAATCCGAGGATGACCATGGACGCAATCGAAGCCATTGCCCGCGTGACCCACGAAGCCAACCGCGCCTGGTGTGCGGCACACGGCGACCACACGCAGCTCGCATGGGAGGACGCGCCGGCCTGGCAGCGCGACAGCGCCATGGCCGGCGTGCGCTTCCATCTAGCCAACCCCGACGCCGGGCCGAGCGCCAGCCATGACGAATGGATGCGCCACAAGCTGGCGGAGGGCTGGACCTATGGCCCGCACAAGAACCCGGAGAAGAAGGAGCATCCATGCATGGTTCCTTTCGAGGAACTGCCGCCGCAGCAGCAGGCGAAGGACCGGCTTTTCCGCGCCACGGTTCACGCGCTCGCGGCGCCCTGACGCCATGACCCCACACGACCACGGCGCCACGGCGCCACGGTGCCCAACCGCCGACCGGCTGGCCGAGCTGGCGCGGCTGGGCGAGATCGAGCGCCAGGCCCGCGCGCTCTACCGCCTGTTGAGCGAGAACATGCAGGGCGAGGCCCCGGCCATCTGCTTTGACACCAGCAGCGACGAGATGGCCGAGCGCCTGGCGCTCGCCCTCGACTGGCTGGGGCTGGCGCTGGGCGAGGCCATCCCCGACGTGCCGCCCGAAAGCGTCAACTGATGGGTGTTTCCCCCGAATGCGTCGGCGCCGTGGTGGCCGCCAGCGGCAACCGCATGACCGACGCCGAGGCCGCCGAGCTGATCCGCTACACCGAGACGCTGCGGCGCGGCGAGGAAGCCGCCGGCAACCTCGACGGGCTGGACGCCCGCGTGCGCCAGCGCGCCGCCGAGCAGGCCGAGCGCGCGCAGATCGCGGCGGCCGTGGCCAGGAAGCACGCGGCGTTGTCCGCCATCGCCTACTCGCGCGGCCTGGCCGACCTCAACCGCCTGGTGGCCGCCGGCCTCGACCGGCGCAAGGCGCTGCTGGCCTTCCTGGAGGGCAGCAGCCGCAACGTGGAGGGCGCCCGCGCCAGCGTCGCCGCCACGGCCCTGGCCTACCGCACCCGCTTCATGCGCCGCATCCATGACGCCATCACCCGCGACCCCGAGTTGCGCGACCTGGTGGAACGCGGCGACCCGGCCAGCGCCGACGCGGTGCTGCGCGAGATGCGCGAGCTGCGCGAGAGCGGCAAGCCCGGCAGCACCGGCCACACGAAGGCCGCCGAGCTGGCGCGCATCTACGCCCAAGCGGCCGAGGAATCCCGCCTCGACCTCAACCGGCTGGGCGCCACCATCGGCAAGCTGGACGGCTGGACGCCGCAGAGCCACGCCAGCGACCGCGTGGTGAAGGTGGACCGGGACGAGTGGGTGGACTTCATCCTGCCCCGCCTCGACCGCGAGCGCACCTTTCCCGGCCTGGGCGACGAAATGGTGCGCATCACCCTGCGCGACATTTACGACACGATCATCACCGGCGTGGACCGCAACGGCAGCGTGGCCGGCGAAACCGGCCGCGTGGGGCCGGCGAACCTGGCCAACCGCCTGAGCAGTTCCCGCGTGCTGCACTTCACCGACGCGGACGCCTGGCTGCAATACCGCGAGCGGTTCGGCAACGGCCACATTCACGATGCCATCCTGGGCCACCTGAACGCGGCGGCGAAGGCGGCGGCGCAGATGGACCGCCTAGGCCCGAACCCCGAGAACACCCTCACCCGCCTGCGCGCCGAGCTGGAGCGCCAGGCCGCGACCGATGAGCGGCTGACCCCGCAGCAGCGCCAGGCACAGGCCCGCGCCGTCTCCCCGACCAACCGGGGCGGCACCGTGCAATCCGCCTGGGCCGAGGTGTCCGGCCTCACCGCCACGCCCGTGGCCGTGCGCGCCGCGACGATCGGCACGCAGGTGCGCGCCTGGGAGAGCATGGCCAAGCTGGGCGGCGCCGTGCTGTCCGCCATCACCGACCTGCCGGTGCGCGCCGCCGCGCTGCGCTACCAGGGTAAGAGCGTGCTGGCCGCCGGCGCCGAGAACCTGGCCGAGTTCTTCAAGGGGCGCGGCAGCACCGCCGACCAGCGCCGCATCGCCGCGCAGATCGGCGCCGGGATGGACGGCATCCTGGGGCACATCGCCACGCGCTGGGGCGCCGAGGACATGCCCATGGGCAAGTGGCACAAGGCGCAAGAAACCTTCTTCCGCCTCTCCGGGCTGACCTGGTGGACCGACGCCATGAAGGCCGGCAGCGTGCGGATGCTGTCCCGCTGGATGGCCGACAATGCCGGGCTGACCTGGGACGGCTTGGGCGCCCGCTACCAGGCCACGCTACGGCAGCACGGCATCAGCCCGGCCGAGTGGGACGCGATCCGCGCGACCGCCTGGCAGGCCGATGACGGCGCCCGCTACATCACCCCCGACCGCCTGGCGCAGCTCCCCCGCACCGTGCTGGCCGGCCTGGCGCGCGAGCGGCTGGAAGCCATGCAGAAGGGCTTGGCCGCCAAGGCGGCGCAGCGCGCGCAGCACACCGCCACGGAAGCCGGCTGGGTGCAGCGGCGCACGGAGAAGTTCCGCGAGAGCCTGGCGCGCAGCCGGGCCGCCTTCGAGAAGCGCAGCGCGCAGCGCGCCGAGGGCGCGGACGCCAAGGTGGCCAAGGCGCGCGACGCCATCGCGGAGGTGGAAGCCCGGCTGTCCGAGCTGGCCGAGTTCCACCAGGCCATGGCCGAGGGCCGCGCCTGGCAGGAGGCCGCCCCCGAGGCCGCGCCGGATGGCAGCCTGGCCGCCCGCAACGTCAACCCCGAGACGGGCGAGCGCCGCCGCCTCTTCCAGGGCAAGGCAGAAGATTGGCTGGACACGCCGCCCGAGCAGCGCACCTTGCGCGCGCAGGGCGAGGAACGCGCCCGCCTCGACCGGCTGCGCCGCGCCATCGGCAACGTGCGCCGCGCCACCAAGGGCGCGGACGTGCGCGAGCTGGAGGCGTTCGATGCGCACTGGATCGAGCGGGAAGCCGAGCTGGCCGAGTTCGCCCACCGCATGGACGTGCGCGCCAAGCAGCGCCAGGCCCTCAACACGGCCGACACCCTGGAGTGGCAAGGCCGCGTGGACCAAGCCCTGGCCGACACCGCGCGCGACCTGGACGTGAAGCTGCGCCGCTTCTTCGCGGATGAGATGGGCTTCGCGGTCATCGAGAGCGACGCGCAGGCCCGGCGCATGACGATCCGAGGCACGCAGGGCGGCAGCATCACCGGCGAGCTGACCCGCTACCTGGCGCAGTTCAAGGCGTTCCCCGTGGCCTTCAGCAACCGCGTGCTGGGCCGCGCCGTCATGGGCTATGGCCCCGGCGAGCGGATGCTACAGGGCCGCAACGCCGGCGTGCTGCTGGCCGGCCTGATGGTGGCCGGCTACGCGGCGATCACCGCCAAGGACGCGGCGCGCGGCCAGGCCCCGCGCGACCCCACCAAGCCGGGCACCTGGCTGGCCGTGCTGGTGCAGTCGGGCGGCGCCGGCATCTATGGCGACTTCCTGTTTGCGCAGGCATCGCGCTTCGGCAACTCGGCGCTGGAGACGGCGGCCGGGCCGGTGCTGGGCGCCGGCGCCGGCGCCGCCAACCTCTGGGCCAAGGTGCGCAGCGGCGACGCCAAGGCCGGCGAAGTGCTCAACTTCGCCCTGCAAAACACGCCCTTCCTCAACCTCTGGTACACGCGGCCGGTGCTGGACTTCCTGGTGCTGAACGCCGCGCGCGAGGCCCTATCGCCCGGCTTCCTCAAGCGCCAGCAGGATGCCCGCCGGAAGGACTACGGGCAGGAGCGCCTTTACCCGCCAACCGCCTTTGCGTTCTGAGGCCCCCGCATGAGCATCAAGACCATGCCGAACCTGCCCCGCCGCGTGCGCTACAGCGCGCAGGCCGGGCAGACGGCTTTCCCCTTCGCCTTCCCCGTGTTCCTGGACAGCGACCTGGACGTGCGCCGCTACCGCGAGGCGGTGCCCGGCGGCGAGCGGGTGGAAACCGTCCTGGCGCTGGGCGGCGACTACCAGGTGACGGGCGCCGGCGTGCAGGAGGGCGGCGCCGTGGTGCTGAACCTGCCGGCCGAGGAAGGCGACCTGATCGTGTTGCGCTCCGCGCAGCCGCACGAGCGCGCGACGGTTTACAGCAACGGCGGGCCGATGCTGGCGGAAAGCCTGCTGGCCGAGTTCAACCGCCACACCATCGGCCAGCAGCAGTTGCGCACCGACGCCGGGCAATCCCTGCGCCTGCCGGCCAGCGACCCCACCGACCTGGCCGAGCTGCCGGCGCCGCTGGCCCGCGCCAATGCCTGGCTGGGCTTCGGCAGCGCCGGCGAGTTGCAACTGATCCCGCGCGGCACCGAGGCCGGCGGCGCCTACCAGCAGCTTGGCGCCGGCGCCGTGGTGCGCACCGTGCAAGACGAGCTGGCCTTGCGCGTGCATCCCCGCCAGTTCGGCGCCGCCGGCGACCAAAGCCAGGACGACACCCTAGCGGTGCAGCGCGCCGCCAACCTGGCCGCCACGCTGGGCGCCGTGCTGGACCTCGACGGCGAGTTTCTGGTTTCCGCCCCCATCCTGGTGCCGGCGGCGGCGGCCGGCGTGCGGCAGTCGGGAACCCTGCACTATGCCGGCCCCGAGGGCACCGCCGGCCTGGTCATTGGCGAGGGCGGCGGCATCCGCTGCCAGGCCAAGACCTACAGCGGCTTGCGCGTGATCCGCACCAG